TACCCGGGGAGGTGCTCTTTCGTACTGTCCCTGTGCCTCTCGAGGCCGGACCGCAAGGGCGGGAACTGGCGTCCCCGCGCTTACGGGTTGTACCCGTCCTAGGCGAACGACCGGCGCGCCCACCGGATGCCGAACACAACGGCGAGAACCAGCGCGGCACCGGCGGTGACGTTCGCCACCAGCATCACGTTGTTCACGATGTTGCAGTCGTTCGCTACGGCGTGATCGAACGCCTGCGCCAGCGCGCCGAGCCCGCTGTTGCAAACGCCGTAGGCCTGGTTGATCGAGTGCCCGTTGAACACCGGCAGGGCCGGGATAACGAACTTCACGATGATCGCCACGGCGAGCCAGATGATCCCGCCGATCGGTGCGCCCTTTCGGGTCGCGGTGCTGGTGGTCATTGCGTTCCTTCCCTCACGGAGTACTGTTCCGATGCCGCAAGGCCGGTACCCTGCGTTCGGGTATCGGCCTTGCGGCGCGCCCTCCCACGCTTGCGGGACGCCGTTTGCCAGGCACTGCGACCTGGTATTGCGCTCACCCTCCCGGACGTTATCCTTTGACCCCATCCCGGGCGTGGTGCGAACGGGCGCGCTTGCGGTGTTACTTGGCCTTGCGGGTACCCCGGCGGGTGCTCCGCTTCGGCGCCTGGTGATCGGCAACGGCCACCTTGACGGCGCGCTTGCTAGCGCACACGGTCGAGAGGCCGTTCGGACCGTCCACCTGCCACAGGCCGGACGGGTACTGGCTCGCGATGTACTGACCGTCCCGCGAGGTCATCACGGCCGGCGTGGTACCGGGGACGTCGTGGATCCGGACCTTGCGGGCGGTCTTCTGGGTCTTGGTCGCGGTCATCTTCGTACTGCCTTTCCTCGGGTTGTACCGGCCGGCGCTTTACCGGCCCTACGCCGCCGAAAGGCCGGGCCCCTTTCGGGGACACCGGCCTGGCGGACCTGGCTCAGACGTTGTTAAGGTACACGTTGATCGCACCGTTGAGGTGCTCCATCAGCGCTTTGTACTTCTCGACGGGGAGTTCCCGCCGGGCCTCAAAAACGGCGTCGCGCGCCTCCTGGACGTGAACCAGGAAGCCTTCGATGTTCGTGAACTCTGGCATCTTCGTTCCCTCTTTCAGATCAGGCCGTGCACGCGCTTGTAGCACCGGGTGCCCATCATCCGGCGGACCGACTTCGCCTGCCAGATTGCGTGGTTGCACATAACGCACGCCCCGACCTTGATGTTCAGTTCGCGGACTGCGTCGTCATCGGTAACGCGCTCCTCCTCCTTGAGCACCCAGACCATCCGGTAGTCCCGCGCCCAGTCGTGGTGCACGGTCTTACCGTTCGCGGCCAGCCTCGGCGGGCTTTCCACGAGTCGGAATGCGGTGACCCGGTCACTTCCGCGGCGCTTCCGCACCACGTAAATGTTGTCGCCGTGCTGGTAAATGCCAATGCGCGCGGCGCTCATCGACCTACGGGGCACGATGATCTCCGGAACGTCCGGCTCGGCCGCAAATGCGGCCTGCTCCTGCTCGGCCTCCCGCGCCGCGAACTCGTTCTTGAATCCGACCCACTGCCGGTTGAACTCCTCGCCGGCCGGCGCCATTGTCTGACGGCGGTTGTGAACCTCGTCCTCGTAACCGGCCTTGAACGGCCGGCCAAACAGGCCCGTACCGTCCTCGCGCGTGCCCAGCCACCTCCGAACGTCCTTCTTCGTGATCCGGTAGACGTCGTCGCTGTCCTCGTGCTTCGCGATCCGGGTGAGGTACCAGGTGCGCTGCTCCTCGGTCATCTCACGCTCTTCGACCAGGCGCTTGATGAGCCGAATCTGTGCCGGTGACGCAAACGGGTCGTAATCGGCCCTCCGCTGGGCGCTAACCCGGCGGGCCACCTTGGCGTTGTGGCGATCAACCGTCTCGTTGTGCGGAAGGTTGAGGTTGAATGGCATCTCGTGCCGTCCCTTCGTTGCTGCGTGACTCGCACGCGTGACTGCTACCCCTCCAGACTAGCATGCTGGCGCGGTCTCGGCAAGCTGACTTTCGGGCCCCTGAGCTGCCGCGATGCGGGGCTACAACCCTGACGTCCGCGCTCGCAGTCGCTGCTGCGGTTCGCGCCAGCTCAGGCGCGGGTCTCGCAGCACCAGGTACCGCGTCTGAACTGGCGCTTTGCCCGCGGTCTCGAGACGATGTCCACACCCGCGGCACCGGTCCAGTTGCTCACCCTCGAGTCGGATGCGTTGCGTTCCGTGGATACCGCTGGGCGGGCATTCGAAGAAGCGGTCACTGAAACGCCACGGGGTAACCCAGATGCGTTGACCGTCCACCCCGACTACCAGAAGGGTTTCTGGTCCCGCGTGGTGCGGCTGAATGTACCGCGATCCGATCATTAGCGTGTGCGGTACCGTGAGGTTAATGTCGTGCACGGCGCGACCCGCGTGTGCGTTCACCGTTGCCCACCTTTCCTACGGCGGCCCGGCCCGGCCGCGTTGTTCCGTCCCGATAGACCACTACGGTGGAGCGACCTCGATCCACGGCGAAGTCGATCGTGTACCACGTGCCGGACCCTCGCGTCCGCACCTTGAACCCGTACGGGGCGCCAATCATCAGGTCACCGGCGTGGCGTACTATGTCCCGGTCGCGGGCCAGGTAATTGTCCGCGGTCATCACGACGTCAGCGATCTCGAGTGCCTTAGCGGACAGCAGATCCGTTTTCAGTGGCGGGTGCGCGCAGACCGTGACATCGCCGGGCCACCGTTCCTTGACCGCAACGGAGATCTCCTCATCGAAGCCAACGCAGCACCCCTGACACAGGCGGATGCGTCCGTACTTCTCGATTCGACTGCCGACAATCCAGAGCGCTTTCGCGATCTGATCCGGGGTTGCGCCTTCCTTCGTCCCGGTTACGCCGATGTTATACACGGTGAGCGTCGCACGGGTTGTACTGCGGACAGCACGGAACGCCGTCGTCGTCATAGTTCACCGGCGTGTGGTTCTGGTGCTCCCGTAGGTAGCCGTTCCGCGCTAGGTCAGCGCGAATCTTCTCGCGGATCTCGCGCATGTCCGCATACGGGACAAGCGCTGCGAGCACCTGCTTCCACTCACCGACCAGTAGAATCGGTCCGGCGGTTACCTTCGCGGTATCGGGTGCGGGTTCCCGTACCCCTTCCGTTGCTGCTGATGTCATTTGCGCAGCTCCTTTCCTCACTACCCAGTATATCATGCCTGTAATTCTCAGGCAAGCTGAGCCACGGCCGGTACAACCCTGCGGTTTAGGTGGCGTTGCTAATGGGTATGCAGTATATATGCCTACCACCCCTGAAGCGCGGGAGCGAAGTGCGCAATCCGCTCGCGTCCGTACCGCCGTTAAGAGCAAGCGCCGTCGCGAAGGGCTTCCCGCCCCGCGTTCTGATGCGAAAGGTCGCCGCCGTATATACGGCGATGACGCAACCGTTACTGATCCCGCCGAAGTGCTGCTCACCGAGATCCGGCGTACCGCAGGGCATGTAGAGTGGCTGCGGGAGCAGATCGAATACGCCGAACCGAAGGCGTTTGTCCGGTCCCTGTGGCTGGTGCGGAGGCAGTCCGGCTATATCAATCCGAAGGAGGTCGATCTAACCTCGTTCTCCGAAGCGGGAGCGCTTTGGGTCGACTTGTACCTCAAGGAACGGCAGCACCTCGCCGCAATCTGCCGTACGGCACTAGCCGCCGGACTGGAGGAACGGCGGGTGCGACTCGCCGAGCGTCAGGCGGAGAACCTCGGGCGCGCTATCCGCGGTATGCTGTACGACCTGGAGATCGACCCCGAGGACGAGCAGGTCCGTGCCACGGTACACCGCTGGCTAATGGCTGCCGCTTCGGGTGAGCCCGTTGAAGCTGAACGGAATCAGGTACTCCCGCTAGAGCTGGAAAAGTGACGAAACCTTGGGAGCAACGGTTTAAGCTGCGCCATTAGTGGGTATCCCCAGGTTGAACAACCGTTTGCCTCCTGACCGCTAAGGACACCGGTGAGTGCTCCGAGCGCGACGGATCTCCACGGAGCTGATCTACTGGCTCAGCTCGAAGCAGATCCGCTTTCGCTGGCAGCGGCGATGTTCCAGCCGCGAACGACAGACTCGTTCGAGAGGTGGGCGCAGCAACGCCTCGGAACGTGGCTGACACCTGCCCAGATCGCGATTAACGACTCGGTAGTCACGCATCGCTATACCGCCGTTCCTAGCTGCCACGCTGCGGGGAAGTCACGATACTCCGCAATGAAGGTCGGTCACTATATCGACTCGCATACGATTGGCAGTGCGTTTGTCGTCACCACCGCTCCCACTTCGGCTCAGGTTGAATCGGTGCTCTGGCGCGAGCTCGGAAAGGTACACCGCACGGCAAAGCTCCGGGGGAGACTGACCCGCGCCGGTTATCCGCAGTGGCGCGTGGGTGATGAGCTGGTCGCGTTCGGTAGAAGACCGACTGAGGTAGCGTCGTTCCAGGGCATTCATGCGAAGTTCGTATTGATTGTGCTAGAAGAGGCCGATGGCATTCCCGAGGCACTGTGGATTGCGGCCGACACCCTTGCCTCGTCCGGTCAGGCGCATGTGCTGGCTATCGGGAACCCGGACAGCAGTGATTCGCACTTCGCACAGGTGGTCCGGCCGGGTTCAGGCTGGAACGTGGTACCGATTGACGGACTCCGTACGCCGAACTTCACTAAGCGGGCAGTACGGCAGTTCCCCGAGCTCAAGCAGTACATGATCGATCACGGTATTCCCCCTGCCGACAAGATGGTTGCGCAGACTCCGATGTACGTCCGCCACGAATGGCAGGAGGTACTGCTCTCCCCCGTGTGGGTCGCAGAGCGAATGGAGCGCTGGGGCGTAAAGCGTGTCGTTTCCGAAGACGGTAAGGTACGCTGGCGCGAACCGGCGCTTTGGTGGTCGAAGGTAAGAGGTCGTCCGCCTGAGGAAGGCTCCGAGGGGCTCATACCGTTGAGCTGGCTTGAAGCCGCATTCCGCCGGTGGGACTTGTGGGACGAGGCGGGTCGCCCACGCCCCGAAGGGAGGCTAATCCTCGGGTGCGACGTTGCGGATACCGGCAAGGACGAGACGGTCATTACCCGACGGGTCGGTCCGATCATCATGTCAATGGACCGGATCGGACAGCAGGACACGGAAACGACCGCGCTCCGTCTGGTCGGTGTACTACAGAGCACCCCTGGATCGGTTGCCTGCATTGACGGTAACGGTCTCGGAATCGGGGTCGTCAACCGGGTGAGAGGGTTCCGGTTGCCGGTCTTGTCTTACATCGGCTCGAACAAAGCTGACGGAATCACCGATGCGACCGGGGAGTTCAAGTTCGCGAATACCCGTAGTGCCGCATACTGGCACCTCCGTGAGCTACTCGATCCGGTGAATGGTCCCGGTGACATCGCGATACCGCGGGACGAGGACTTGGCGGCCGATCTGACGGTCCCACGCTGGAGGGTGAAGCTCGGTGCGGTTATCGCAGTCGAGCCGAAGGATCAGGTCGTTAAGCGGTTGAAGCGTTCCCCGGACTGCGGGGACGCGACGGTGATGACCTTCTGGCCCGATAGCAGTGCGCAGGCCAGAAGCCGGGTGATCGAGTATTCCTCCTCTAGCGATTCGCTGGACGATTGGTCGTCCGACCGGCTGGTGCGTCCGCCGCAAAGGCGCCCGGGTCATCGCCGTCGTATTGAAGAGCTCATTACCGGTACGCAACGTACCCTTCGTGGAGATACCCACGTGAACGTACACGAATACGAAGTAAACGGCGGGTGGGATACCGAGTGGTAGACGGAACGAACGGCTCCGCCCCTCCGACCCCTAAGCGGAAGCCGAGTACTCCGCAGGACATTCTCGATCGGCTGCCGAATCTTTCCCGCAAGCAGCGGAACCAGCTGCTGCAGGGTGAGTCCGGTACCGCGTTTGACCTCTATACCAGAATGTTCGTTGCGTTCCGAGACGGTGACGTTTTCGAGACCGGGGAGTGGAAGGCACGCGACCTGGATCAGATGCTCAGGCGAGACGGTGATGCCGTCATGCTCGAGAACGCACTGACCCTACCGCTGCGAGCGGCGAACTATACCTTCGAGAAGGCGAAGGGGGATACCGGGGAGCTCGATCTAATCAATTCGCAGATTATGACGCCACCGGAAGCCGGTGGTATGAGCCCCGACTTCCAGACCATCATCGGTCAGATGTCCGGAGCGTCGTACTACCGTAAGGCGTTCTTCGAGAAGGAGTACGACTTCGACGGTGAGAGCCTGGTCACCCTGCGCAAGCTCGCCTGGCGGCCGCCTAGTACCTGCGAGATCAAGCGCGATGAGCATACCGCACGCTTTGACGGATTCCGGCAGCGAGCGTGGTGGTTCTCCTCCGATCCGAAGACGAAGCAGCAGTTCGGCAAGAACTGGGACGGCTATATTGACATTCCTCGGCTGCGTGCTTTCGTGTTCATTCACGGGGTGCATCGGAATCCGTTGCTCGGTACCTCGGATATGGACATTATCTACTGGGCGTACAAGCAGAAGCAGAAGATCCTGTTCCTCTGGTTCCAGTTCCTCGAGCAGCAGTCCTTGCCGAAGATCGCCGCCTACGGCCCGGACCCAGAGTCAGCCAATCAAATCGCCGATGCAATTGCGTCGATGAAAGCATCCGGGGTGGCGGGCTTCCAGCGTCCGCCGCAGGGTGCCAAGCTATTCGATGTGATCGCCAGCTCCGGGTCCGGCGCACAGCAATTCCAAGCCGCGCTGCAGTTCCTCCAGTCCTATCAGAGCCGCAGCATCCTGGCCGGATTCCTCGAGCTCGGCAATGCGGCTGCGTTGGGGCGGGGTAGCTATGCCCTCTCCGAGTCCCAATCGGAGTTCTTCCTGCAGCACCGGGAAGCCGTTAAGAAGGAGATGTGCGCCCAGTTTACCCGTGACGTGGTTGCACCGTTGTGCGTGCTGAACAAGTGGGGCTCCGATGCGGCAATACCGCGAATGGTCGCCGCACCCCTTTCGCAGACGGACTCGGCGCAGATCATCTCGGTGCTCACCTCCGGGATGGTTGCGCCGCAGATGAATATCCCGTACGAGTTCCTCGACCTAGTGGCCGAGAAGGTCGGTACGATCTTCGATCTTCCCATCGACCAGGTACAGCAGATTATGGCGGGTGCGGCTAAGTTCCGGCAACAGCAAGCAGCTCAGAAGTCCGCACTGGGCGCCTCGCCGATGGGACAGGGCGCCGCGACAATCGGTGCCGCCGCACAGACGGCCTCGCGAATGGCGTCAATGGCCGGAGCCGGACAGAATCCGCTGGCGCGGGGGAGGGCAGCATGACCACCCCGCAAACTCAGCAGCCGCAGGCACCGCAACAGCCGCAGCAGTCGAATACCGCTCTCGTGGCGGTAGTCGCTACCGTTCTGGCGGCTCAACTGCTACCTAGCTTCGGCCTTCCCGCGCTAACGCCACTCCTGGTTCCCGATCGCAATCCGCGAGGGATCGCAGCTCTCCGGGTGGCGCTTGACACTACGGAGGCCTATCCGGACGTTCCGATGCAGGGTACGGGTGCAGCGCAGGCGGAGATGGTCCGGGTAAATACTCTCCGCCGCGCTGCTTACGTGGTTAATTCGATGATGCGCCTCCGGACCGCGATTGACGCCGCAATGGCGCAGGGCGAAAGCCTCGCGGAGGCGGAGCAAGAGGTGCGAAACAACGAGGCGGTCTACTTCCGACAGCACGTTGTCGCTGCCGGTAACCGAATGGCGGCTGCCAGCAAGATCGACAGCCTCGCGATGCAGTACGGTCCGACGCTGGGCTGGTACGCCGCAAACGATAAACGAACGACTCCCGAATGCCGAGCAGCTGACGGCAGCAATTTCTCGGCGCTGTCCCCTCCCGCGATCGGTTGGCCGGGGGTCGTGCATATGAACTGCCGGTGCCAGCCCGGTCCACCGCACAGGAATGCGGAGATGCTGCTATGACACGCACTATCGATTTGGTCGGTCCGAAGGGGTACTCACACGGCTGGGTCTTCCACGGCGTACCCGGAGTCACCTCGCACTCCGATCTGTTGAAGATGCGCACGGAAGCTAGGGCCGCACATCCGCAGGGACATCCGGAACGGCTTAAGGCCGAACGCGCCGTACGCGAGTCCCGCAAGCTGAAAGGCGCTACCGCAAAAGCGACGGGCGACCGGGGCGAACCGACCCGTGCGATGCGCCAGAGTCGTGGGTCGCAGTCGCGGGAATCGTCCGAGCAGCTCGGTGCGTCAAGCATTGCTGCGTATAAGCGCCGACGTAACGCCGAGGAAACTAAGCGTGAGCAGCGAGCGCGGGATCTCCTCGAGGGCAACTTCCGTTCCGGTGAAGGGGAGATGCTCACCGGACAGCCGGCCCTGAAGCGCGGTCGTGGCGTGACAACGCAAACGCTGGCGGATGAGGAGTCGAAGCGACAGCACGAAGCGATGTATAGGAAGTATCCCGGTCTATCGTGGGACAGCTTCGAGCAGAATTCCGTTGAGCAGGGTAACCGGGAAGGGTCCGGTGAGTATCACCGAGAGGTGCTACGACAGGCCCGAGCGCAGCTGGAAGAGCGGCAAGCTAAGCCGGAGCACGTCAATCGCACCGTGCGGGCAAGGGGACGGACCAGAGCGCAGATCGCCGAGCAGCGAACGTTCCGGCAGACGAATCCCGGTGAAAGCCCGAATCCGCTGCAGCGTCGATTTACTTCGAGTGGCGGATCGCAGGCTACGGGAACGACCCGCACAAATACGTCGCAGATTGCGGACGAGCTCCTCCGCATTCAAAAGGAGCAGGGTACGCCGGCAGCGCAGGCCGCACTTGTGGACGTGATGGGACAGATGCTAGGTGGCGGACGTCGCAGAGGCCGGAGGCGCAGCTTCTCGCGCGTTGCGCTATCCGCCGAGACGCCTGCACTGGTTGCGACCCCCGCTCCGCTCGGGAAGCCCGGCGGTCCGGGTCTCTATAACCTCAAGGGCGCCAAGCTGCCGAACTACATCGAGAACATGCGGAACGCACTGATGCGCGGCGGGATGCAGGAAGGGCGAGCTACCGCTACTGCGATCTCTCGGTGCAAGGTGCTCGCGCTGACGTCAAAGCATCCCGAAGTTAAGGCGGCAGCGGCGGCCGCAATCGCTGAGCTGAAAGCGACGGCCGCCCGAGCAAAGGCGGTACACGGTCATTCGCAGGAGCGGAGAGCCGTTGAGCTGTTTAACCAGTTCCACCTCCCCGCGGGGGCCGGAGGCGGCCGGTTCACGACAAAGGCAGGCGCGGGAGGCGCAGCTTCCGCTAGGCCGAAGTCGACAGCGCGACCGGGTGCGCAGAAGGGTCCGAAGTTCGGTCCCGGTGGTCAGAATCTCACCGCTCGGGCGCAGCAGAAAGCCGCACTGCTTAAGCAAGCCGCTCAGCTTCGCAAGGTGATCGCATCGGAGCAGGTGACTCTCGGCGGTCTCCTTTCCCAGCGAAGCGCGCTGCAGGTTAGCGTCGGCGGGTCGAAAGCGAAAGGTACGACCAAGGCGAAGAAGGCGACCAAGACCGCTACCGCAAAGTCGAAGACCACGACAAAGACCGCCGCGGGTAAGACCACTGCGAGGAAGACCACGCAGGCCGCGGCAAAGAAGGCAGCGATCGTAAACCAGATCGGACAGCTTGGAGTTCGGATTTCGCAGCTGCAGAATACCATTGCGGGACAGCAGGTGCATGTGCGACAACTGGTAGCGAAAGCGAGATCACTGTGACCTCAGGGAAAAGGGTCTTGTCCCTGGCGTGGGATCCTCAGGAGCACCCGCGTGTACCCGGACACCATAAGGGCGGGGGCGAGTTCACTAAGGCCGCACGTGCATTGTCGGAGGCGACAGGTCGATCTCCTACGTCCTTTGTGCATCCAAGTACCGGACACGTGATGTACGGAGCCGAATCAGGTGATACGTTCGAGGAGCTCCTGCGGACCAAGGGCGCATCGATCATCCGAAAGCACTTCGGCCCGCAAAATCCGATGGTGCGTATCTCGGGAGCCAAAGGAGCCGGAGTCTCGGGCGGGATGGGTGCCCGCAATACCCCGCTCGATTTCCGGCTCGATAACAAGTACGGCGGTGAGCTCAAGACCCTGCACTCCGAGGGCAAGAATATGCGCATCGCGATGAAGACCGAGGAGCGCGATCGCAAGGTAGCCGAGGCCGCAAAGCACGGGTGGACTCCGGTGATCATCGTCCAGGTAGTCGATCCGAAGACCAATACGGTACACCTGTATGCACACGAGGGAACGTTCGAGTCGAAGCGCGTTCGGTACATGAACTACATCGGCTCGTATAATTACTCGCAGTCCGACTTCCGGAAAGCGCAGCAGGCGACGGGTCACTGGGACAAGCGAACCGCGAGATTGGAGGCGCAACGTGCCGGCAGCGGAGGATCCACAAGAGCTGCTACCCGGGCAGCAAGACGAACAGCCCGATCCGGGTGACACCGTTATCGAGCTGAACGCGGACGGGGTTCCGATCATCTATACGGAACCGGAAAGGGGCCCCCGTGGCCAAAGATATCGCAGTAGCATCCGAGCGGCTGGAGGTAGCAGTGACACTGGGACTGGCTGAAGTGGCCGGAATCCATACCAACTTCACGGTGCGGAAGTACGACGAAGAGATGGCGCGCTGGGCGATGGACCGGGTGCGCCCGGGCGAGGAGCTGACGGATGCGATATTCCGTGATCTCGGTATCGCTCCCTACGAAGAGAAGACCGATTTCGACTGCAACCTGGTCGTGCAGAACGGCTGGGTCGCACTACTCGGCGGTGTTGCGGGCACCACGATGTCACCGAAGTTCGGTGCCGCTAACGGTCGGATCGGAGTCGGAACCTCGGCGACGGCGGCGGCCTATAGCCAGACCACGCTAGTCGGCGACACCGGTGCGGCGAGTACCACGTCGTACTTCAAGCTGGTCTCTGGCGCTCCCGCGATCTCCACTGGTTCGTCACCGCCAACCCTGGTCTTCACGGCGGCATTCGGTGGTGCGGTTGCGAACTTCGCGTGGGCGGAGTTCGGTAGCGACGCGGGAACGGCCGATTCCGTCTCGAACGCGACTACCGGTGGTACCTTCTTCAACCGTGGCGTCAGCGCGCAGGGTACGAAGGCCTCCGGCCAGGTCTGGACGGCTACCGAGACCCTGCAGTTCGGCTTCCCGTCCGGTTCAGGTACGGTGAGCTAACCCGTGAGCGGCTACCAGCCGGTCGGCAGCGAGGTTCTGTACTCCAGCTACGCGCAGGCTACTACGTCGGTGCCGGCTGCCGCGGCTGCCACGATTACCGCGGGTATGCCACCGATCGTCGTTCCAGCCGGATACATGAAGAACGTCGGCTCGTGGTCAAGCTCACTGCGGCTGGTAGTCGGCGGAACGATGACGGTTACGGCCACGATTCCTACCTGGCTGTGGGGTCTGGCGGCAGCGGTCGCGACCACTTCGGCACCGGCTTTCTCGGCGTCCACGCCGCTCGGTGTATCGGCAGCAGCCGCGCCACCGTCAGCGGTTACGGCGGTGTGGTTCACGGCGGTCTATGATATCGGCTTGCGGGCCATTGCGCTCGGTGCGGCCTCCACGCTCGTAACGGTTGCCCAGATCCAGTCGGTCGGGGTCAACGCGGCCGGTGAGGTAACGATTCCGGCGGCCAACACCGCACCGACAATGGCCACGTGGGATACAACGCAGAGTTATGTGCTGTGGCCGTACATCACCCTCGGTGCAGCTACCGCAGGTAACACGGTTACCGTGCACTACGCCAAGCTGTACGGGGAGAACTGACCGCCCCCTGCCAAGGAGGAGGGGGGCTAGCCGATGGCCCCGATGACGGTCACCGCCACGCAGGGCGGCAGCACGGCCAACGGGCTGATCCTGCGGCTCTACGTCCTGACCGGGGCGCTGCCGGTTGCATCGCAGACAGGCGGCACGGCCAGCCTGTTCACTGCCAGCACCACGGTGGCCAGCGCCACGGGCACGATCCAGCAGGCGTCCTCGCGGGTGTACGGCGCGATCATCGGCGCCGGCGGCCAGGCGTTCACCACTGGTGTCGGCGCGGGATCCACGCTCGTGGACACCCCGGTCGGCAACGGCGACTCCTACGGCACGTTCAAGAACCTCACCCCGGCGACCGGGTCACAGAACTACGGGCTGAACTGCGCCGCCAACCAGAACTCCGGGGTGACCTGGCTGGAGGTCCTGGCCGCCGCCACCCTGGCTGAGGACGCCTCCGCGCCCGCGCTGGCGAATGCGTCCTCGGCGGCGGTCACCACGGTCACCACAGCCAGTTTCACCCCGCCCGCCGGGTCGCTGCTGGTCGCGCTGGTGGCCAGCGACGGCGGCGCAGCGGTCACCACGATGACGGTCACCGACAACTTGGGCACCCACCTGAACTGGACCCAGAAGGTGGTCCAGAACCCTACCGGCGGCGACTACGCCGGGGTGTGGATCGCGGACGTGCCCGGGACCGCCGGCGCTATCGATCCGGCCCCGGCGCTCATCCAGCAGCGGGCCTGGCGTACCCGGCGCGGCGGCAGGACGCGGCCCCGGCAGATGCTCATGCCGGCCCCGGCTACAGCTCCGGCGGTAACCGGGATCACGGTGGTGCAGGCAGTCGAGATCAAGGGTGCGATATCCGGATCGTTCGCCAGCCCCGTTACTGCCGGTAACTCGGTGTTCTACTACATCGGTAGTTCTGCCGGAGCAGGTTCGGCCGGAACGTGTTCGGTAGCCTCGGCCACCTTGGGCGGCTCGGAGAGCCTCTCGAAGCAGGTAGCCCAGGATGACGGGGCCAGCGCGTCGGCATCGTGCTCCGAAATCTGGCTACTGGCTTCGGCGACGGGTGGCGAGACCGCCGTCGCGGTGACGGTAACCGGTGGCGTTACCGCCGACACCTACGTCTATGCCGCCGAGGTTTCCGGGTTCAGCGGTACTCCGGTTCTCGATCAGCAGAGCGCCGGCCCGCTGAAAGCCGGGACGACCACCTGGACGACTAACGCTACCGGTACGACTACCGCGGCGAACGAGTTTGTGCTCGGCGGTACGGCGCACGGTCCGAACTCGGCCACGGACACGCTAACCGGACCGGCCAGTCCGTGGGTCAACGGTACCGGCTTCGTGTGGGCCTCCGGGTCGTATCTGGCCGGCTATCGAATAGCGTCAGCTACCGGTACGTTCACCTACTCCGGTACGTCACCGGACTTCGACTACTATACTGCGGTTATCGGTACCTTCCTGGTCGGTGCGGGCACTGCGTCCCCCGCGCTTCCCGATACGGCTGGAGCGGTCGATTCCCTCGCGGTCACCGCAACGGTAGCGGAGTCCGATACTGCCGGCGCAGCGGATTCCATCGCGGTCAGCGCTACAGCTCCTCTTGCGGATACCGCGGGTGCGGTCGATTCGATTGCGGTTGCGGGTGCGATTCCCCTCGCTGAGCGTGCTGGTGCCGTTGACGCGATCGCGGTAGCTGCTACCCTAACCGAATCGGATACGGCGGGTGCCGTTGAGGCCATCGCAGTCAGTGCGACCGCGCCCCTCGCGGACGTAGCGGGTGCTACCGACTCGATTGCGGTAGTGATAAGCGTTCCGGTAACGCTGGGCGATGTTGCGGCGGCCACGGACTCCCTTGCGGTTGTCGTTACGGTGCCCCTTGCGGATACCGCGGGAGCGGCCGAGACTATCACCGAAGCGGTTACCGTTGCCCTAGCGGATACCGCAGCTGCGACTGAGGTGCTGTCCCCTCCCGCGGTATCGGTACCGTTGACGGATACCGCGGGTGCGGCTGACGCGATTGCGATTTCTGCATCGATTACGCTGGCTGATGTCGGTGCCGCGGCTGAGACCACACCGAAGATCCTTTCGGATGCCGCGGGTGCGGTCGATTCCCTCTCGGTGGTGGTCTCGGTACCGTTGTCCGACGTCGCGGGCGCAGCGGATAGCATCTCGGTGGTGTCGGGCCAGCCGATAGCCGTTCAGGATACCGCTGCCGCAGTTGATTCGTTGTCGGTCGTGGTATCGGTACCTCTGACTGAGACCGCGGCCGCAGCAGATACTCTGGCACCTCCCACCGTTACGGTACCACTCCAGGACGTCGCGGCTGCCGCGGATACGATAACGACAGCGCAAACGCATGCCCTGGCTGAGGTCGCCGGCGCGGTCGATTCTCTCTCGGTCACGGTAACGACAGCGCTCTCAGATACCGCGGGAGCGGCAGATACGATTGCACCGACTGTAACGGTGCAATTGGCGGATACGGCGGCTGCGACTGACGCCTTCATTACTTCGCAGGGCACCCCGGTTGCCCTCGGTGACGTTGCCGGCGCAGCTGATAAGATAGCGCTAGCGGCCACCGTACCCCTTTCGGATGCGGCTGGCGCCGTCGATTCGTTGGCGGTAACCGTTACGGTTCCCCTCTCCGATCGCGCTGCAGCGGCGGATGCGATTACCACTGCCCAGGGACAACCGGTTGCGTTCTCGGAGGCAGCCGGTGCGGTGGACTCCCTGTCGGTCGTGGTAACGGTACCGTTGACTGATGTCGGCGCAGCTGCGGATATCTTCTCGGTCGGTGGTGCCGCTTCGGTAGCATTTACGGATACTGCTGCGGCTTCTGACTCCTTTACGGTTACTGCTTCTCCGCACCTCGCGGATTACGCGGCAGCGGTAGATAAACTCTCAGTCGTTGTTACGGTGCCACTTACGGATACGGCAGCGGCCGCTGATGTCGTTTCGATCGGGGCAGCGGTTGCACTGCTGGAACGTGCCGCTGCGGCCGAGCGCTGGGTCGTTGGTCAGGCCGCTCCGGTGGTATCGGCTTCCGGAACCGTCAAGGTTCTCGGAATCAACGGCACCATTACTCCGGTGATCGTCACCGTTTCACTACAGGTCGTTTCGATTAACGGAAGCATTGCGGTTATGCTTCCGAGTTGCACACTGGAGGTGCTCGAATGAGCGGCGAACTCACCTACGTTCCGGTACACGTCCGGCAGGGTGACGATGTGACACTGCAGGCCACGTTGACGGACCCGACTCTACCGTTGGTCGCCGGAAAGCAGCAGCCACTGGATCTGACCGGTCGAACGGTTCAGCTGGTGACCAAACTGTCTCGGGATACTCCCGATACCGATCCGAGCTTCAAGCTCTACTCCGGGTCGGTGCAGAGTCCGTCTACGGCAGGGATATGTACCTTTGCGGTACCGAGTTCTGACACCTCCCAACCGGCCGTTACCTGGTACCGGGTAGAGGTTACGTCCTCCGGAAAGACGGTCACAGCAGTAATCGGACCGTGGGAGGTGGAACCCGCATAGAAAATTGCCCGGAATCGGTTTAGGGTGCGTGCATAATGGGTATGTCCAGGGGTGATCTCCCGATCACCTCTCTGACCACAAGGGCCGGGGTGCGACTTAGCAGGCCGCATTGTACCTTCCCGGCTTGTGGTTGCTTTTACTCCGAGGAAAGCGAGGTGAACGGTGGCCACCGCTACTAAGACCCCACCGCACGAGACAGCCGCTGGAAGGAAGAAGCTCGCAGCGAAGGGTCAAACGGCATACGGGACTAGCTACCCCGTGCCGAATGTGTCCTATTTGAAGAAAGCGCTTAAAGCCGTTGGACGGGTGGCCCCCGGCAAGCGCGCAACGCTGGGCCGGTTCCTCCGAAAGCGAGCGCGGACGCTCGGAGCCACATCGGTCATCAAGGGGTCGTGGGCGGACAATACCCAAGGCGCCAAAGCGATGGCGAATACGATGCGGGAAGCGTTGGAGCTGGCCCGGCAGGGAGGTTACCTCTATGAGGACCTCCACGGTATGCGGGTACTGGAGTTCGTCGGTCCGAAGGGTTACGAACACGGGTGGATATACGTCGGTGGTAAGGGCCTCCCGTCCGTCAAGCCCGGCGAGCACGTCCGCGTCGATCAGATGGCGGGCAAGCAAGAGGGTCAGATCGTCAGCCGCACCGGAGATCGCATAAGCGTCAAGGTTCGCAAGGGGACGCAGGCGGGAAAGACGATCAATGTTCACGCCGGGATGGTCTCGCACAAGTTCGAGGGAAAAGGTGCGCCCCCGATAGCCGAGAAGACGCCAGCGGCAAGTAGCGATCGTGCCGCGCTGGTTGCGCACATGATGGACGTGCACCAGATCCCGTTGGGCGCCACTCGCGGGCGAACGCTGGCCGAACTGCATCAGGACCACCACGTCGATCATCAGTCGGTAATCTCCCGGCAGCGCGGGCTATCGAACCACGACGTGTCGAGTACGCGTCACCGCAAGGCGACCAAGGAAATGGTCGAGAAGCTCGGCGGCGGTAACGCGACACCGGGCGAGAAGAAGACCGCACCCAGCAAGCCCGCGCTCCGTATTGCCGGGCAGCGGATGACCCCGTCACAGGAGAACGCTTTCAACGGTCTCTCGGAGACCAATAAGGACGTCTACGAGGAGCGGCGGCAATCCGGCCTAGGTCACGCCGATGCGATGAAGGGACTGACGCCGAGCTCATCGGGTGTGGCACCACTACCGCCGCACATGCAGAAGAACCTCGATGCGGTCACTCCGGCTCAGAAGAAGTCCGCTGCGGCGAAGCTCGGTGGCGTCAAGAGTTCGCACTATCAGGCGTACATGTCCCGCCGCAGCCACGGGTACTCGCACAAGGAGTCGATGTCCGCCGGCCTCGCAGATCGACAGCAGAAGCCGACCTTCGATAGCCATTCGGACGCCGCGCTGATGGGCTACACGGATCGGAGCAAGTACAACGTTGCTCGGCCTTCGCAGAAGACCTTTGAGCGTGAGGGCGCCGGATCACCGAATGCGCAGCCACCGAGAACGCGCTCGATCGCCAAGGAGCGAATGGCCTCGCCGGAGGGGAAGCAGGCGGCCGCTCGGGTTGCGCCTGCGATGCGCGCACAGGCCGCAACGAAGGAGCCGGTCGGCTCGACCGCGGCACACTCCGAGTTGCTGAAAGCGCGCACCGCCGCTCGCGCTGCCTACCCGCAGGGTCATCCCGAGCGGCTCAAGGCAGAGCGGGCCGTTAGGCAATCTCGTAAAGCGCGCCGGGCGGGCGCGGAGGGTGGCGGCGGGACGCCTAGGGTCCGTGCGGGAACCCCGGGAACGTCCCGTCGTCGCCGTACAGCCGCGCCGGTCGGTGTTACCTCGGCACCCGAGAGGGGTGGCGGTAAGTCAATCGCGCAGCGCCAGGCCGAAGCCGGAACGCTACTGCCCCGGCAGCAAAGGACGTACCGCCAGGCAATGCTCAAGGGCGGGGTCGGGCATGAGCGATCGCTCGGAGTGGCGAAGGAGCGTCCGATCGCCGCACGGGGATCGGCGGGTCGGAAGAAGCAGATCGCCGAAGAGAAGGCAGCGGCACCCGGTCGGGCCGCCGCGCGGGCACGGGTCAAGGCCGCAAACGTGGAGGCGAAGGCGCAGGCCAATCGTCCGATCGTCTCGCAGGAAAGTGCGATCACGACCCTCATCGCGGGGCTCGTTTCCCGTGGCTGGTCGAAGGCGCAGGCGCGTAAGCTCGCCGAGGGTCGCATCCTTCGGGGTGTGGCCATCCCGCAGTACGCACCGGGCAAGAAGGGACCGAGGGCGAAATGACCAGAGAGTTCCGTCCCCCGCGCTACCACGGTGAAGCGATCGAGCTGGGCAACCGGCGTTGGCGGACACAACTGCTACCCTTCCGGACGATCAGCTACAAGGGTCGCGAGCTGGTGTTCGATCGGGCGTATCTCGAGGGCCTCGTCAAAGCGTTCAAGGCGAAGGCGTTCGATCTGGTCCCGTTCCAGTTGGCGCGGGGTGACAACAAGCACACGAATGACCCTGAGCGTTGTCGCGGTGAAATTATCGATCTCGAGCTGGCACCGGACGGCCTTGACCTCATTCTCGAGGCGAATGAGTCCGGGGATGAACTCCTCCGGTCAAACCCGAAGCTCGGGGTTAGTGCCCGGATCTATGAGGAGTACGAGCGCTCGGACGGAAAGAGCTGGCCGCAAGCGCTACAGCACGTTCTCGGGACACTCGATCCGCACATTGCGGGGATGCGGAACTGGAAGGAAGTCGAAGTCCCCGTTGCGCTGTCACAGCAAATCGGTGACGTCGAAGTGGTCGACCTCTCCGATGTGGAATTCGGAGAAGAGGAAGGAGGGACGGACAAGGTGGCATTCTCCAAGGAGGACCGGGCCGCTCTCATCGAGCTGCTGACGAAGGCCCGGAAGGCCAAGGACGACGACGAGATCGCAGCCCTTGTCGATGAGCTCATCGCCGAAGGAGAGGTCGAGGACGAGACCGAACTCTCGGACGAGGAACTCGACAACCTCATCGCTGAGGCCGAAGCAGAGGCGAACGCAGGCCTCGAGACCGAAGCGGAGGAGGGCGATTCCGGCGACGAGGAGGACGAAGCGGACGAGAAGCCGGAGCCCCGGGAGCCCGTTACTCGGAGGCGTGAGCCCGTTGCCGCCAGGAACCGCGGGCGGCGTTCGCGTGAGCTCGAATTGGCGAACGCTCGGCTCGAGGAACAGGGCGACCAGTTGGCGGCGATGCAGGCCAACCTGGACGATCAGTCGTTCATGCGTGAGCGTGACGTGTTCGCCCGGGCCTACGGCATCCCGCCGAAGATCGTGGACCTGGCGCGTCCGCTGCTAGAAGGGTCCGGGCACGTCATCGAGCTTTCCGGCGGTGACGAGGTCGATGCGGGTGCGATCATGCGCCGGGTCCTCACCGAATTCGGCAACCAGATCAAGCTGCTCGACCTGAGCGGTGTGATCGGGTCCGGACTGGAGGACGACGAAGAGATCGAAGAGGCCAAGCAGCACGCGACCGAAACGGCGGAATTCGTCAAGGCCGCGCGCGAGTCCTTTAGCCTCTGATCCGCACAAGCCGCTCAACGCGGAACAACGAAAGGAGGGCCGTAGCCGATGCGCACGAAGTTGAGTCCCGCTGACGTCGCGGCTATTCGTGCGCGGGCCGCTAGCGGTGAGACGTATCGCGCTCTCGGTATACGGTTCGGCGTTGCAACCTCGACGATTCGCAACGTTGTTCGAGGCGTGACGCATCCGCCGGACGGTCCTCCAAGCAAGGAACGGCGTAGACGCCTCGATAAGAGGCTTCGCGAGAAGTACGGAATCTCGTTGCGGGAGTACGAAGCGATCCGTGAGTTCCAGAACGGTCGCTGTGCTCTGTGTAGCGAAGAGGAGGTCGAGACTCGTGAGCTACCCGTGGATCACGACCACGTCAATGGGCTGGTGCGGGGTCTCTTGTGTAGCCTCTGCAATCGCCAGCTCGGATGGGTCGAGCGTATCGGTATAGCAAAGATCAACGCGTACCTTGC